ATCACGCAGGGCGTTCTGGGCCTGATTCAGATAAAAATTACCCGACATGGAAATCTCAGACGACGCCCCCAGACCGTTGATGTTCTCCTGCTCGGTGGAGCAGAGCGTGGTCACATCAATATCCTGTTTCTGACCGGCGGTGAACTGGACTTCCTTGATGGTGCAGTCCAGGCGCAGATATTCCGCCTTATCCATAGTTTCAGCAGTCGCCGGGGCAGATGAAATCATCACCTGCGTCAGCTGTGAGCGTTCATACAAAGCAGACATTCTGCCTCCTGATAATAAAAAACCGTAAGCGTAAACTGACCGCCGTATGTAGCCATCAGACGAGAATTGGTAACTTAGACGCCCATCTGATATAGACGGACATCTAAGTATGGAATTACAGGACTGGCGAAAAGAACCTCGTAAAAACTATTCGAATGAATTCAAACTTCGTATGGTGGAACTGGCATCACAACCTGGAGCTTGTGTTGCACAGATTGCACGTGAAATGGCGTCAATGATAATGTTATTTTCAAATGGCTCAGGCTCTGGCAGAACGAAGGGCGTGTTTCGCGGCGTCTTCCGGTAACGACCTCTTCTGACACTGGCGTTGAATTATTACCTGTAGAAATAACGCCGGATGAGCAGAAAGAACCTGTGGCGGCCATTGCGCCGTCTTTATCCACTTCCACTCAGACCAGAGTCAGTGCCAGTTCCTGCAAGGTGGAATTCCGTCACGGTAACATGACGCTGGAAAATCCATCGCCAGAGCTGCTCACAGTGTTGATCCGTGAACTGACCGGGAGGGGAAGATGATCTCACTCCCATCAGGTACCCGTATCTGGCTCGTTGCCGGCGTTACCGATATGCGTAAATCCTTCAACGGACTGGGAGAACAGGTACAACATGTGCTGAATGATAATCCCTTCTCCGGTCACCTGTTTATCTTCCGTGGCCGACGGGGTGACACCGTCAAAATTCTTTGGGCTGATGCTGATGGTCTGTGCCTGTTCACCAAACGCCTGGAGGAAGGCCAGTTTATCTGGCCTGCGGTACGTGACGGCAAGGTATCCATTACCCGCTCGCAACTGGCAATGCTCCTCGATAAGCTGGACTGGCGTCAGCCAAAAACATCCAGCCGTAACTCACTGACAATGTTGTAAAAAACTCCTGACCGCATTATAAAAACGGTCATGAGTCAGAAATACCTCATTCGCATCGCAGAGCTGGAAAGGTTGCTCTCTGAGCAGGCTGAAGCCCTCCGTCAGAAAGACCAGCAACTGAGTCTGGTTGAAGAGACGGAAGCCTTCCTGCGCTCTGCACTGACACGTGCCGAAGAAAAGATCGAAGAAGATGAACGGGAAATAGAACATCTGCGGGCTCAGATAGAAAAACTGCGCCGGATGCTGTTCGGTACCCGTTCTGAAAAACTGCGTCGTGAAGTTGAACTGGCTGAGGCTCTGCTGAAACAACGTGAACAGGACAGCGATCGTTACAGTGGGCGGGAAGACGATCCTCAGGTTCCCCGCCAGTTGCGACAGTCGCGCCATCGTCGTCCGTTACCGGCACACCTTCCCCGTGAAATACACCGCCTGGAGCCAGAAGAAAGCTGTTGCCCGGAGTGTGGCGGTGAGCTGGATTATCTGGGGGAAGTCAGCGCTGAACAGCTGGAACTGGTGAGCAGTGCCCTGAAAGTGATCCGCACAGAACGGGTAAAAAAAGCCTGTACAAAATGTGACTGTATTGTTGAAGACACCGGCGCCGTCCCGCCCGATAGAGCGTGGTATCGCGGGCCCCGGATTACTTGCCCGCGTGTTAACGGGAAAATACTGCGAACATCTGCCACTGTATCGTCAGAGTGAAATCTTTGCCCGCCAGGGTGTCGAACTGAGCCGGGCCTTACTCTCCAACTGGGTTGACGCGTGCTGCCAGTTAATGACACCGGTGAATGATGCCCTGTACCGTTATGTAATGAACACCCGCAAGGTTCACACTGATGACACACCGGTAAAGGTACTGGCACCGGGTCAGAAAAAGGCGAAAACAGGGCGTATCTGGACGTATGTCCGGGATGATCGCAATGTGGGTTCGTCATCTCCTCCAGCGGTCTGGTTCGCGTACTCGCCGAACCGGCAGGGGAAACACCCGGAGCAACACCTCCGCCCCTTCCGGGGTATCCTGCAGGCGGATGCGTTCACAGGTTACGACAGGTTGTTCAGTGCAGAGCGTGAAGGTGGTGCACTGACAGAAGTTGCGTGCTGGGCCCATGCCCGGCGAAAAATCCACGATGTATACATCAGCAGCAAAAAGTGCGACGGCAGAAGAAGCCCTGAAGCGAATCAGTGAACTGTACGCCATCGAGGATGAAATACGGGGATTACCGGAGTCAGAGCGTCTTGCCGTCAGGCAGCAGCGAAGCAAAGTGTTACTGACGTCGCTGCATGAATGGATGGTGGAGAAGAATGGTACGCTGTCGAAAAAATCCAGACTGGGCGAAGCGTTCAGCTATGTACTGAATCAGTGGGATGCCCTCTGTTATTACAGTGATGACGGTCTGGCGGAGGCGGATAATAATGCTGCGGAAAGAGCGCTTCGTGCAGTCTGTCTCGGAAAGAAAAACTTTATGTTCTTTGGCAGCGATCACGGCGGCGAGCGTGGAGCACTGTTGTACGGGCTGATCGGCACCTGCCGTCTGAACGGTATCGATCCGGAAGCGTATCTGCGCCATATCCTGAGCGTACTGCCGGAATGGCCTTCCAACCGAGTTGATGAACTCCTGCCATGGAACGTAGTACTCACCAATAAATAAGCGTCAATACGGTGCTCCGTTGACGCTTACAAAAAACCCGCACGCGGCGGGGTATGGGTTTTGTAGAAAAAAGAAAAAGTCACACCGTGACCTGAAACTCCAGGGTTGCACGGTAACAGCGGTTTTCCGGAATATAGTCCTGCATTTCACTGACGGATCCCGGGGCCAGCAGCATTATGGCTTCACGGGCGTCCTGACGTATCTGACGCGCCTGCGTCACAGTCCCGGCATAAACGTCTATCTGCACCGACACTGAGGACTCCGCCTGCCCGCCCATCACGTCCGCAGACACCGATGAAATCAGGCTGAAAACCACCCACGGAAGCGCCACCGACGGCCTGCCATCCAGCAGGGGGACCACATACGGGTACACCTGCCCGCCGGCAAGATGCGCCAGATGAGGATACAAATCCGCCTCCGTCATCGTCTCAGTACCTCATCAATGGCCCGGTTCATCCGAGCAATCGCCACTTGCGCTGCCTGTTCACTGCGCACATCAAACGCCGGACGCACAAACGGGTGCGGTGGCATATTCACGGTCCCCATTTCCACAAACCGCCAGTAGAAAGCGTTGCGCGGGTTATCCGCCTTCATGGTGTTATCGCTGTTACCGGTGTCCGGATTAACACCCCGGATATGCACACCGGATTCCATCCCGCCATCGCGGGAGCGCCGGGAAAGGACCACCACATTGCGGCGCAGTTTTCCCCTGCGTACCGGTGCCCGTGACACCACTTCTTCTTTCAGCACATTCGCACCCGCACGGGTTGCCTCACGCAGCACCCGGTTATTTTCTGCACCACTCAGAAGCTGCAAATCGCGGCTGATGTCCTCCAGCCCCGAAAAATCCAGCAGGGTTTCGATCATTTTTCACCTCCCAGCCGACAGAGAATTTCCAGACGTCCGCCGGTCGCATCCGGCACGGGCAGCCCGACAACGTTCAGGATCCGGTCACGCCAGGGACCACTCAGCACATGAAGTCGTGACGCTGCCGTGATTTCCCGACCGGACTGACCGCGCACCCAGATGCGGATTTCCGCCTGCGCCATTTCCGCACCAGACTGCATCCGCTCCCGGCTGCTCCTGCCACGGATATCCGCATGAATTTTCCCGCATGACACCCATTCTTCCGTCATTTCTCCGGCAGCGTTACGGGTTAACACCGGGTTCAGAACACTTATCATCTGTGTCAGACGACCTGCAGATATTGCCATTCCCCCTCCTCATAACACCGTCGGACAACGCAAATCGTAAATCAGCACGGAAACAGAAAACGGCAGCTCCCCCTGAAGCAGTTCTTCCCGCTCCGCAAGATCCGGATTCCGGTACAGCATCCCGGTCAGTCGCATGGCAGCCCCCTTCATCCGGGTTAATGCCTCGCCCGGGATCAGTTCACCGTCCTCACGGATCACTTTATCCCGGCTGCCCTGAATGTAGGCCAGCAGCACGGCGGTAGCCTGACGAACCTTGTCCATCAGCATGTCATCATCCGCGTCATGGTCGACACGCAGATGTGCCTTGATCTCTTCCAGTGTCAGTAATGCCGTCATTTTCAGCCTCCTGCATCCCGCCCACGTTTTGCAGCCAGGGTCCAGGCTGATGAATGAGCTTCTCCGGGTTTATCTTCGGTCATACTGTTGCAGTGCCACAGCGAGCCCCCCCACGTCACCGTATCGCCGGGGTGGTAGGTTTCACCGGCTCTGAACACACCGCGGTAGAGCATCACCGGCAGGGAAAATGTTTTTTCCGTACGCTGGCCACTGCTCTGCCGGACCACCACAGAGAACAACCGCTCACCCGTCATGCTGACGTCAATATCCGCCACCCCGTCAACCAGGCATTCCCATCCCCGCATCCCGTGCGTTTTTTCATACGCCCGCCAGAGTCCGCCCTGGTGTGTGGCATACGTGCCCCGGGGAAAGGATTTTTGATCGTCAATGGCGGGGAGTATTTCCAGAGCCGTGGCATCACGCCCGTCCTGCGGAGCCGGCAGGGCACTCACCGCATCCAGAACCGCCTTCTGCAGAACATCCGGATCGTAGTCACGACCATCACGCGGAACATGAATATGGCTTACCGCCTCCTTCACCATCTGTTCAAGCATCGGACGCACATCATCCGGGGTGAGACTTTTACCGTCTGCCGGCTGCGGAATATTTGCGACCGCATCATTCACCGCCTTCTGCAGAACATCGGGATCATAGTCACGACCGTCGCGCGGAACAGGGATATGGCTTACAGCCTCCTTCACCATCTGTTCAAGCATCGGACGCACATCATCCGGGGTGAGACTTTTACCGTCCGCCGGCTGCGGAATATTTGCGACCGCATCATTCACCGCCTTCTGCAGTACTTCCGGATCGTAGTCACGACCATCACGCGGAACAGGGATATGGCTTACAGCCTCCTTCACCATCTGTTCAAGCATCGGACGCACATCATCCGGGGTGAGACTTTTACCGTCCGCCGGCTGCGGAATATTTGCGACCGCATCATTCACCGCCTGCTGCAGTACATCCGGATCATAATCACGACCATCACGCGGTACCGGAATGGCCCCCACAGCGTCATCCACCATCGCCTGCAGAACCGGACGCACCTCATCCACCGTCACATGCTTCTGTAATACCGCCGACAGGGAAGTCAGTTTCTCTTCAAACGCTTGTGCCTGCGAGGCCATCTTCCCCTCAAATGTGCGCTGTAAATCCGCCAGCACTGTGGAGAATTCTTCTCCCAGTGCACGAATAATGGACAGTTCCCGTTCCGTCATTTTCTCAGTATCCCCCCTGAACATCGCTTTCACCGCATCATGCTCTGTTTCACTGATTGCCTTATTACCGTCAGATGCGCCGTCAGGCAGCTGTGATGAAACTGTTTTCCCGGCAGACGCGAACGGATCCTCACGGGCATCACGACGGGACAGCGCCTCCAGACTGTAGTTCTGCTGCTGAAGATACAGTGCATCACCGCCGGCCAGGGGCGGCAGGTTCTCCCGTTTACGGGCCTCATTGGGCGTGAGAAGCGTATTTTTCACCGCATCCCCCAGCGTTTTCATGCGCCGCTCACTGTCCATTCTCAGCAGCGTGGTGACATCAAATTCTGTACTCTCGTTTTCCCCCGTTTCCAGCGCCTCATCCAGTAACAGTTCAATGGACTCAATCAGCGTCTGCAGGCACTGGGAATAATACTGCTGCTCCAGCGCCTCCACGTTGTCACTGGAAGGCGGTTGTCCCACGCCAATCTTGTAGGCCGGGACACGGAACACCGAACAGACAATTTCAGCGGTCATCTTCAGTTGTTCCACCGTCTGCGCATCCACAGGTGAAAACGTCGTGGGGTTGTATTTTGCCCCGTTGCTCAGAATGGCCGTTTTCCCCGCATTTTCGCCTGTATACCCGCTGTCCCAGTTGCTCTTCAGTTTTTTCGCATTTTCTTCCGTAATACTGCCGGGGATCTCAATCACCCCGGACGGCCTGCCGCCATTTCTGAAAAAAGACGTCGAATTTTCCTGAATATGATGCCCCTGCGTGGCCGCCAGCCCGGCGACATACACCGGCGGCAATCCTATAAGCGGATGAAAAAAACAGTTAAACCGGTCGTGGATCACTTCCCGGGCAGGCACCGTCACCGCCTCCGTGATCCCGCAGTTCCGGTCCGGCGTGATGCGGTAGAACACCTCGCCGTCATCCGCCACCAGAGGTTCAACCCGGCTCCAGTCCAGAATACGCAGTTCTTTGATCTGCCCCCGGGCATTACGGATTTTCAGCACCACCGTATTGCCATGACGCAGTTTGGCGTTCAGCCACAGTTCAAAAAACTGGATGCGGTTCTGCTGGGCGTTGGGACGACGACAGAGGCGGGCAATATCCCCCCGGCGCGTTTCCCTGCGTATCCCATGCGCATCCGTCTGCATAAGACGCAGCCGCATTTTGGCGATATCCTGGGATATCAGCGAAATACATGCAAACACCGCATGAAAGGAGAGGACGGCTTCAGGATCGGCTTTCACGCCCTGCTGCCAGGCGCCGGAAAAGGGCTCAGCCACCGCCTGAAACAGGCTGGTCCAGCCCGCCTCTCTTACGTCACGTCCTGATTTCTGGTTTTTTCGGGTTCGCCGTAAAAGGTTCCACATTCGCCATGCTCCGCATCACGTTTCTTTTTCTGACCTGCCGGACGTCGCACCGTGATGTACTCCGCCTTTCCCAGGCGAACCAGCACCTCCGCACACGGCTGTGCCACATCACGGATATCCCCGGCCCGGGCATCATGCGTGCCCTGCAGATATCGGATCTTTGCCATAACCTGTTACGGGAGGCGCACGCCTCCCGTCCTCCTTATCAGACTCAGCCGCCGGACGCACTGCCGTAGTTCACTCCGGTGATCACCGCCACCGCCGCAGTACGGCGACGACGCCAGTTGATCCAGCGCTCCGCACGGATGGCCACGCTGCCTGTCTGGAACATGGAAACCAGCTCCACCGGGGACGGCGTGGTACTGTCGCCGGTCGGCTCAGACTGCATTTCCAGTGATGCCTCGCGGGACATATCCACTGCCACGCCGCCGTCATCCGCCAGATAAATATCCGGGGCATTCACCAGCACCAGCTGGTCACCCACGTACTGGGAGACAATCACCGGCAGCCCCTGGAAGGAGCCACCCAGCAGGGTCATGTCCGGGTATTCCTTCTGACCCAGCGCATTTTTACGCATGGACAGTGCCAGGGCATTGGTGCTGGACATCAGCCAGACCGCACCGGTGGGCTGCAGGTTTGCTGCCACAAACTGTCCAAACGCAGCCTCTGCATCCGCATCCGGGTTACCGGTTGATGCCGTGCCCTTCACATCATGGGTGATGGACGCCGGGGAGACATCTGCCACTGCGGCTTTTTTCGGGTCCACAAAGTCTGTATCCAGACGCGCCACCACCGCTTCCGCCAGCGCATTACGGACCAGTGCATCAGCAGCCGGACTGGAAAAACGGATCAATTCTTCCGTCAGTACCGCAATGGCCGACACCTTCGCATGACTGAAGGTGATGGATTCAAAATCAAACTTCGTCAGGGGTTTTGCCTTACCCTCACCCACCCAGCCGGCAGCACCGCCGGACACCTGGGCGTGCACACGGATATTGAATGGCACCTGACGAAGTGCAGGGATCCCGCCCTGACCAAATCGCCCGATAATGGTCTGCGGACGCAGGTAATCAATAAAGTCCTGTGCGTATTCCTGATATTCAGACAGGCTGCCTGCCCACTGCGGATCCGTGGTGGTCCCCGCGCCCACTGCCGATTTCAGGACATGATGCAGACGACTGTCATCCGGATACTGACGACGGGCCACTTCCAGGGCTTCAGATCGGACGCCTTTAGCCGCAGCCAGCGATTTGGCAAAGCGGGCGAAGCCAATCCCCTTATCCAGTTTCTGCTCCACACGGATCACCGGCGCAGAAGCCACCGCGGCCACATTCCCGTTACCGGCCTGTTTCACCGGCTGCGCCGTGGCGGCCTTACCGGCTTCCAGTTCACGCAGGCGCTTCAGGTGCGCATCCACCTGACGGATTTCCGCTGCGGTGTTGTCGTAATGCTCTTCCTCCTCCACATCCAGCGTGCGCCCTTCCTCTGCGGCTTTGGTCATGACCTCCTCAAGGGAGGCTGCCAGCGCTGCACGCTTGTTTTCAAAACTTTTAATCTGTTCGCCAATATTCATTATGGTCTTTTCCTTATGAAAAACGGTTGTTGACTGTGCCGCAGCGCCGGCAGAAGATGCGATTTTCACCACCGGTTTCCGGTTGCCGGACGCGGCAGAAAACGGGCGGTCGTAAGATTTAATGGTCCGGATGGTGCATTCCGCATTCGCGGGCACGGTGACGGCAGACACCTCCATCAGTTCCCAGCGCAGAAAATGCAGTCCGCCTCCGTCCAGAAAGGTGTATTCATGGGGACGGAAGCCCACGGACAGCCCCCTGACCAGCCCGGTCTTAATGGCCGCCCAGACCTCATCCAGCCGGGCAGCCAGTTGCGACGGCATATCCGGTACGGGCTTCACCAGTGTTGCCGTGATTCCAGCCCTTCGCTGACCCGGCGCACCGTACACTGCCCCACCGGGCGGGAATGGTCATGCTGCCAGAGAAACGGTATCGCACTGCCAAACTCCGCGCCCTCCGGCTCCAGGATGTCACCATCCCGATCCGGAGAAGGCGTTGACGCAATCCCGGTGATCACCCGTTCATCCTCACTGAAGGATTTCACCGTCAGCAGGGAACAGGCCCGTTTAAGAGTCACATCAGCCTCCTGAAAATAAAAAACCGCCGGAGCGGTTCGTGATGGTTACAGTGTGAACAGGGTTATATGAAAAAAACCGCATATTCTTTCTTTTTCGGTTCCGGGTTAAGGGACATCAGGGAGACCGCATTGAACAGCGCCATCAGCGGGTCAATTTTTCCCCGTCCACTGGCCTGTTTGGTGATAAGAATGGCGTTACCTTTAGGCTCCACCCGGGCATTGCCGACACACCAGGCCATCAGGGGCTGGTCACCATGCACCAGCACCCCTTCAGCCAGTTTGCGCTTGGTGGTTTTAATGGCCCCGCCCAGTTTCCAGCCCTGGCTTATCCCCACCACAATTCCGTCGGGGATCCCGGCTTCCGCCAGTGAATCCAGAATCTGCCCCACCCCTGACGGGTCAATACCGATATGGTCCAGTAACTCAGCCTCATGAATGCGACGCACATATTCCGCCACTTCCGCCGTGTCATCCCCGACACGCCGGACAATGGTCATATCTCCACAGGCAACAAGATCCTGAAACCGGGACGCCTCGCTCTTCCGTCGGACCACCGCGGTTTCATGCGCCCAGGCATGGCCCCAGCCCAGCCATTCGCGGGTCTCCCGGTCACGCCCAATCACATACATCCCCAGCAGATCATCCAGCCCCCGCCGTCAATCCCCACCGTCACCACATCAGCACGACGCAGGATATCGTCCAGGCTGATACAACGGCCCTGCTCTTCCCAGAAATCAGCCCCCGCCCAGCGGTCAGAGCGCAGGGCAAGACCAATTTCCACATTGGCGTGTTTTGACATGAACCCCCGGAATGTCTCTTCACCGGCTTCCCGGGCTTTACGGTACTCCCGGTACAGAAAGGCCTCATCCACTGAATAGCCGAGATTCGGATTGACCATGGCGAGGTTTTCCATCAGCAGGTTAGCCCCGCTTTCCACCATTTCAGGAGGGTGTTCAAATATCACCGGCAGAAAGTGCGGATCATGAATTTTTGCCGTCGCGCACATCCCGGGCGTACTGCAGTTTCTGTCTGAACACCCCGGCGGACGGTTCATTCGACTGGGTGGTCGTATACACCACAAACCCTTCCGGGCGGGAGGCAAGGCCGCCTATGGCTTCACGTAACATGTCCTCCGCCTTGCACTGCTTGCCAAACAGCCACAACTCATCAATCAGCGTACCCACGGACTTGATACCGGACACCGTATTCGGATCGGCTGCCACCACCTTCAGGGTGGTGTCCGTCACCCGGTGGGTGATGGTCCGGATATGGGTCTGCACCTGGCAGAGGTCATCCAGATCATCGTCACGTCGTACCATATCCCGGGCAGGGTTGAAGGCGTTGGCCGCCACCTCCACAGTCGGGGCCAGAATCGTGTAACCCGCCGCCTGCCGCCAGTTCAGTAACAGTGCAGTCATCATGATCCCCGCGGCCAGCGTGGACTTCGAGTTTTTCTTGGGGATAAGGATAAAAACTTCCTTGATATGGCGTACACCGGTCTGCGCATCGTAGGAGCCAAACAGGGCCGCCACCAGGTCAAACACCCACGGTGCACAGGACTCCCCGAACGTAGGGCTACCAGGTGCATCCACAATCCGCAGTTGTTTAAAAATCGCCAGGGCATGTGCGGCCTCGTCCGGATAAATCGGATCCGGAATAATCGACAGCCCCTTTTTCAGGCGCTCTGCCCAGTCCGGGCAGGCTGTGCTCCATACAGGTATCATCCGTTGCCCTCATTATCGTTATTCACCACCAGTCGGGGTGGCGGTGGCACCGCAAAACGGTTAGCCGCTTTTTTCGCCGCATCACCTTTTGCCGATTTTTTACCGGCATCCCCTTTTTTATGGTGCGTGAACTGCGCCAGACGACAAGCCGCATCCAGCGCCAGCCTCGGATCAATACAAAGGTTCTCCACCAGAAGACGCCCCATCGCTTTCACCGGATCGGGAAGACCATCCTCCATATATTCAATACCAGGAGACATCACCGCGGACGGTGGCATCTCCAGATTGTTTTCGTCCGGCTGTGGTATTGCAGCCGCCTCACGGCGACGGGGTTTATCCTCCTGCTCTGATTTTTTCTGCCGGTAAACAGGAACCTCATCCACCTCCACCGTCTCGCATTGTTTACGGGCTATAAACGCAAGCACCTCAGGATCTTTTGCCAGCTGCGAGCCTTTAACCCTGGCGGTCTTCGCCGAATAACCGGCGGCAATGGCTGACGCTGTTTT